CTCGTGTCAAAGTCCAGGCACGAGCTGCTTAACAAAATTTATTCTATTTTCTCATCAGTACTTCTTGACGAAGAGCCTGAAAAAGCCCCAATTCCTTTATCAGCAAGGAGTTGGGACTGTTAATTTGTTTTGGAAAATCACTCAAAGCCTTTTCTAGCTCTGGCCTTCGTCATTGGCAATCGACCCGGTCAAGAAAAAGTAAAGAATTAGCCAAGATTAATTCTAAAATCTTGCGGATAATTATCAGCCTATATAAACTAAAATTAAGATTAGCTTTGAGGTGATTAATTATGTTACCATTCTTTATCATTGTATTAATCCTAGCTGGAGCGTTGGTTGGTCAAATCCTTTGGGGCAACCAAAGCGAAGAACCAGTTGGTAAACACAGTGCCAAGCGAAAGGCTTAATCTTTTTTCGTTCAACAAAAGGCCGCCGCGATTCATTGTATTGATGAACCGCGGCGGTCTCTTTTATTGCTGGTCAAATTGTTGGTTAGCCGTCGTGACCATTTGCTGGTAAGCACTGGTAATTTCAGCGGGACTAATCTCAAAGTCAACTATCCCAAGCTTCAACAACAGGTGCCAAGCGTGACGAAGATCCTCCTGGTGGCGGCTGACATAGGCACCATTCAGTAAATTCTTAATCGCCAAATATTCGCGATTAAGATCTGCTAACTGGTCTTTTTTGTCAGCACCGCTAATCCGTTGCCACTGTTCAGCACTCAGGACAATCAGGTGCGTCCATTGCCGTTTTGCACTAAACAGCAAGAACAAGGCCACCACCTTTACATATTGCGCCACTAACTGCTGGTGGCTCGCTGGCTGATTCACGTGCAGAACATCGGCCCAACCAGCCAGACTTGCAAAGCGGCTCAGCTGGACATCCAGCTGGAGATAAATAGTCTGCTGCCGCGTTTCAGGACCAATCAGCAAGTCATAGGCATCATCAGCCGCCAGCTCGAGGTCGATTGCCTCGTGCAACAGTTTGGTAATGTCTAACTGCTTATTTGCGGTCACCTAGTTCACCCTCCTCTCGTTCTGCTTGCTCACTATCCGGCTGAAACACCTCGGTTGGCTGTTCAAAGGATTCCTCTTCATCCGCTGGTGCCACTACCAGCTTATCGGACCGGACCGCCAATTCAGCCCGGTTATTCAAATACCACTGCCGAATCAAGTTATAGTGCAACAGGGTATCAAAGAACGAAACCCGGGAGTCAGGATCTTTAACCGCAAAGAACCACTGCTGACTGTAATCGTCCGGATCAAAGGCAATGTCTAATTTAATTCCCTGGTCCAGCATCAGCTCTGCCCCATTGTTACGCGGCAGGTTCATCAGCATATAATCATTTTCTGCCGTAGCCACGAACAGGCGGTCAATCACCGTCAAGTCAAGGTCTGGCCGTGCAAGGGCAAAGCGTTCCGTATTATCAGTATTAAGGATTCCCAAATTAATGGTAAAGTCAAGGTCCGTAGCTAACTCCTGTGCAAAGGCAATCAGTGGTTTTACAGCATCCCGCAGTTCTAAGTCCGTATGCTTCTTGAGAGCCCGAACGATGAAGTAGTTTACCAGGGCCTGATTATTGAACTGGAAAAAGCGGTTCGCCAAATCAAGGTAAAAGAGCGGTTCTTGTTCCCCCTGCTCTGTAAAGGCCGCTTCCCCATCTTCACCAAGCTGGAACTTAAAGCTATCACTATCAGCAATCGGTTCGATCCGTGCGATGAATTGGTGCCGTGAATTTTCGGAAATCTGGATAGCATCGATACCATGCTTTTCCAGCAGGCGTCCCATAAAAATAAGATAGTAATCGGCTGCTTGGTAGTGCTGTGGAAAATCAACAAAGGTATTTTGCAGGTCCAGTTCGGCCAACTGGGTTGTCGCCGCCAACATCTCCTGAGCATCCTCGGTTTCTGCTAACTGATCTAACAACTCGACATAGTGCCGACCTAGTTTAAGGACGTCCTTAAAAGAGGCGGAGAGAGCCGTCAACCGGGCCTGTGGTGAGCTAATCATCTTGTTATTGTTCATCTTCACTCACCTGCTTTTCTTCGTGACGGTCACCGTCAAGGCTTGCCAAGTAATTGGCATAAAGGTTGCGGTTTGCCAACTCAAAGTCCTCGAAACTGCCAAAAGTATCCATAATACTCTTCTGTTCATAGCTCAGAATCGTGTTTTCCTTAGATAAGGAAAGGACTACCTGTTCGTTTTCCTTAATCGTCTTGTTAGCAGTCCGGGCTTCCTGTTCTTCATCCTCGATCTTCTGCAACTGGTCGACTAATTCCTGACGGTTTTCCTTATTCTTACTGGATTCAAAAATCCCCGAGCGCGAGTTAATGTCCTCCAGCTGCTGTTCGACCTGCTGACGACGATCTTCGCGTTCCCGTTGGTGGTCAATTAAATCCTGTAAATGGTCATTCTGCTTTGAAATCTCCGCAATTCGGTCACTGTTAAAGCGCTTGTTTTCCCGCGCCAATTCAAAAGACTGGCGCAGCTTTTCGTACTCGGTCGGGTCAAAGGAGAAACGGACGTTCAAGACATCCAATTCACCAAACTGCCGCCGGTCCCACCAGTTACCAAAGTAAATCCGGTAGTGGCCGGTCTGGTACTCTTCGTAATAGAAAAACGGGTACGCTTGTCCTAGGTACTTGATCAGCTTTTCGCTTAGATAATTGCTCAGCTGGTCAGCCAGGTCATCGACCAAGCTCATGACCCTCTGGTCGTTAGGCTGTTGTTCCCGGTGTTCAATTTCCTTCGCGTACCGTTGGTTATCCAACAATTGGTAAATTTGCCGGTCCTGATGAGCCGCGATGGCTTCGTTTAACTCTTGTAAGTACTTGATCTTAATCGCCACTTGGCGTTCGATCAAGCTCCCGATCTCCACTGCTCTGTTTTCGTGTTCTTCATTCGCCATAAAGCACTAACTCCTTGTCTACATAACTAATTTAATAGTAGCCGAAATTAATTCCAAACGATTAAATTTTCTTCATTTTTGTCAAAAACTTTATAATTAGTTAACAAAACGTAAACCTAAAACCATTTTCACACATTTTACCCGTTTTTCAATAGGCGACCACGAAATCTTGGATGCAAGGCGCCCTTCCTGCCAATTTGCTTTTATTAAGAACTGAACTATAATTGAATAAGCGGGTATTATCCCGCACTTGATGGAGCGTTTCGAAAAGAGGCGAAGTTAACTATGGCATTAAGTAAGCAAGAACGTAAGGAAATGGCCCGGAAGGCCATGGAAAAGCGTGGCAACAAGAAGCCTAATGGCTCTGGTTTTGCAAAACTTGACGAAGAAGCCAAGAAACTGAGTGACTAAGCTTTTTGAAGCAATCCTAGATAAAACGACTGGCAAAGTTAGTTTGTCAGTCGTTTTTCTGTTTTAAAAACAAAAAGGCCGGAAAATTCCAGCCTTTATATTTATAGCTTAGGCTTCAACCGCCGCAATCATCCGGTCGAGCAATTCGACATCGGTCTTGCGGGAGTAGATGTCCATAATTTCGTAAATCTGAGGAGCAGAAGTGGACCCGGTAAAGGCCAGGTTCAGTGGGAAGTACAGGTTCCGGCCCTTAACACCGGTTTCCTTACCAACTTCCTTGATAGCCTGGCTGTAATCCAAGTCGTCACCGCCGTTGACCAGCTTATCCTTCAGGCCGTTCAGTACGGCTAAAACGTCTTCCTTGGCGAAGTCTTCATTATCAACGATTTGGTCGTAGTTGAAGTGTTCGTCCAGGACACTGTAGTAACTCCAGGCGTATTCAATGACTTCGAGGAGCTTGTTAACGTCGCGCTGGTGAACGTGGATGGTCTTCTTGAGCAATTCCCGGAGTTCGTCTTCAGGAATTGATTGCAGGCGTTGTGCTTCTTCAGTTTCGCCTTCCTTAACCAATTCCATCGTCCGGTCTGCCAGCTCGTCGACGTCCATCTGCTTGATGTATTGGGCGTTCATCCAGTCCAGCTTCTTTTGGTCAAAGTATGCTGGAGCCTTGGACATCCGCTCCGGATCATAAACCTTGATCAATTCATCCTTGGAGTAGATTTCCCGTTCGCCCTTTGGTGACCAGCCCAAGAAAGCAATAAAGTTAAAGATGGCTTCTGGCAGGTAACCGTGCTTCTTGTATTCGTTGATGAACTGTAAGGTATCCTTGTCCCGCTTACTGAGCTTCTTACGTGTCTTCGGGTTGAAAATCAATGGGATGTGGCAGAAGACTGGGTGTTCCCAACCCAGTGCTTCGTAAATTGCCATCTGCTTTGGCGTGTTGGAGATGTGGTCAGCACCACGTAAGACATGGGTAATGTCCATCGTGTGGTCGTCAACAACTACGGCAAAGTTGTAGGTTGGCATCCCATCACTCTTTTCAATGATGAAGTCCCCGCCAAGATTGTCAGAGTTGAAGGAAACGTGGCCCCGGGCGATGTCGTCCCATTGGTATTCGTGGTCCTTTGGGAAGTGGAAGCGGATCGTCGGCTTCAAGCCCTTCGCTTCGGCTGCCTTTTGTTCCTCTTCACTCCGGCCGTACCAACGGCCATCGTAGTGCGGCGCTTCCTTGTTAGCCCGTTGCCGTTCACGCATTTCCTGAAGTTCTTCTTCAGTCGTGTAGTCCTTGTAGGCAATCCCCTTGTCCAGCAATTCCTGGATGTACTTGTGGTAAATTCCCTGGGCATTCCGTTCACTTTGCCGGTATGGAGCATACTTTGGATTAGGCTTGTTTGGACCCTCATCCCAGTCGATACCTAGCCAGTGCAGGTTTTCCCGCTGGCTGTCTTCACCAGACTGGACGTTCCGCTTAGTATCCGTATCTTCAATCCGCAGAACCATCGTTCCGTTAAAGTGACGTGCAAATAAGTAGTTAAATAATGCTGATTGGGCATTTCCAATATGCAGGAAGCCTGTCGGACTAGGTGCATACCGAACTCTGACCTTTTGATCCATTATTTCGATTCTCCTTTAGTAACTTGTTAGCAGCCATCGTGACTGCCGGTGCAACAAATATAATTTTATCTGAATGTCCTAATTTGTCAATGCAAGAGCCAGCTGAACCGCATCCCCCCGGATGGTCATTCCCGGTCGCTGACTCCAGCGTCGCCCGTCTGAGTGGAAAACCGCCAACTTAAAAAGAGGCTGCACTTCAACCGAAGTCCCAACCTCCTTAATATTAGTACTTTTCCATGTAGTTAGGTGGCGGTTTTAGGTCCGATTTAATAGGCTTTAATAATATATAATAGGAAAGAAAAATCATTTAAAGCCCATAAAAGACCACATAAGCATTGAAATTTGTTGCAAAATTGTTGCATTTAACACCACTTCTAGGCGGCCTATTATCGGGTCGCCTTTTAGTTATGGTCTCAAAGTTCTCTAAAAATCACTCCGATAATAAACAGCTATTTCCTTTACGACAATAAAAAAAGACCCGGCAGACGCTTTCCACACGTCCCCGGGTCACGGTTAACTTTTGAAGCGGAGACTTTTCATCCCCTATCTATATTTATTTTGCATTAACTAGCAGGGTTCCGTCCTGCTGACGACTTACACTAATGTCATGCGCGACAAACGTCTGCTCCGTCTTACCATCAAGGACCGGCATAGATGGCCCCTGGAACGGCTCAAACCAGTAGTCGACGTACTTGCCTTCGCCATGCTCTTCGTCAGAGTAGCGAGCAATAATTTGGAGCTTATGGCCGACCAGACTAGCGTCATAGTCAAAGGCCGCATTGAAGCCGGATTGCCCGGATCCATAGATGGCAGATTGAGCCTTGGCCACATCTGGGCGAGCCGCAGAATCAACCTTGACCCGTTGCAGTTCCCGGTTGGCAGCCGCGTCAAACAGAATGACGAAGCGATGCTGCTTGCCAATGGACAAGTCAGACGCAAACCAACCTGCGACATGTAGCTGCTTGCCAAAGGACACGCTCATGCTATCCAGGTAGGCGGCCGACTTAGTCATATCAACTAAGCTGGTGTAATCTACCGCATTGCCATTGCCTGCTGGATCGTCCGTGTACCGGAAGTAGACACGCAGCTTCTTGCCGGCCATGCCTGCCGTGTAATCAAACTTGGCCGCGAAGCCAGATTGACCAGCCCCCGGAATGTCTGGGAAAGCCTTTGCCACATCTGGGCGGGCTGACAAGGCAACACTCTGCCGGGCAAACTCATGCCCCTGGTCGTCTGTAATGATGACGTAGTGGTTAGCCTTCCCAGCTGCTTTATCACTGGCAAACCAGCCACTGATGACTAAGTTACCATTTTCAAAGTGGTAGTCATCTAAGTGGCCACCACTAGTAATCTTCTCTTCCGTAGTAAACACCCCCGTTAAATCAACACTGCCATCAACACCCCAGCCATGCCAGTTGTCTGTATACTGCCAACCGTCAATGTAAGCTGAAATGCTGGGGAAACTTCCATAATCTGGAGCATATGCCGGTCCCAGGCGCGGGTACGCCGCAATCCAAAACTTTGCGCCTGTTGCAACCCTAATGGCTTCATAGTCCCACAAGTTGGCCATTCCAGAGTATGAATAGAATGCCGGCACAAAGCCGTTAGCCTTAATAGTCTTGCAAAAGGCAATGCAGGCCTGGGTATTAGTCCCCCGACTTCCTGCTCGAAGCTCATAGTCCAGAACAATGATTGAGCCGTGCGGTAGTCTCATGCTATTGGCCGTCGCAATGGCATAGTTAGCTTCATTGACTGCCTGATAGGAATTACCCACAAAGCGAGCGAAGTGGTAGGCTGCTAGCTTCATACCAGCGAGTTTGGCAGCCGCCACCTGATTCCAACCGTAAGGATTCCGGTAATACGTACCCTCACTTACCTTAACGATGGCCCCCGCAATTCCCTGTCGTTTGGCTTCGTCCCACCAAACTTTGTTTTGCGCTTTCTCCTGATAGCCTGATACGTCCAGAAATTCTAGTCTAGCCATTGTGTACCACCACGCCTGTCTGTGGCTTTGCGTCAGGATCAATAGTTGGTGTCAGGTCGCTCTTCTCGTAGGCCGCCTGGACTACGTGCTCGACTGTCTCCTGTGGGAGTTCAAACCCCTTTGCAGCTAGTGTCGATGAAACAACAGTCGTGGCCGCCTTAAACTTGTCATGTCCTGTAATGGCAGTATTACCAGCCAAACTGGCAACAGCATTATCAGCAAGGCCTTCGGCGAAACTTAGTAGCTCACGTTCCTGCAGGGTCTTAGCTTGTTTCTTCTTTGCTTCCAACATCGGTTTTAGGTACCGCCAGGCGAAAACCGCGATAGTCCCCGCAACACCCGACGTTACAAGCCAGTTCCCCAAGTGCATTAAAAAATTCCACATAATTAGCCCTTCTTTCTATTGAAAATTTCGTGCTCCAAGCTGGTAATTCGCTGATTGCGGACCTTCGCCTCTCCAATATGCTCTTCAAAACGATCTTCAAGCAGGTTAAGCCTCGTTTTAGTATCACGATTATCATTTACCAATCCAGCTAAGGTCTGGTTTAAGGCATCAATCGAATTTTCTAAGCGGTTCATAATAGACGTCATCTTTACAATTAAAGCAATTGCCCCACCAATTCCACCTAGTATTGCAACGATTGATCCCCACTCATCAATGGTCAATCCCAGTGCTTCATGCAAACCATTCACCTCCCTAAATTTGGGTATTAAAAAAGCGCCTATCCGAAGATAAGCGCTTGGGCTACTACTTGAGTAACCACTTAATTAGTTGTTTAACGTGCTTACTGGGCACGATGAGGAGAATTACACACCAATGTGACAATTGGAACACCTCCCAACTGCACGTATTCGTAGGTTCGTTACGCCTAACGGTGCGCTTCGCTATTGTATCATAAAAATGATATGCTATAATATAGCCATGAGGGAATTACACCGGTGTGCAAAATGGTTCCAGTTCGTTACTTGAGCCGAACCGGCTGTGGGCGCTTAATAAGCGTCCATTTTTTATTTTAAATTATCCTTGTTGACTATTCTCGGAATCTGGCCAACCTTTGAAGAAAATTTCCGAATAAGACATATATTTCTGAACATTTTTATCATTTTTAATATAGTCACTAACTATTTGCGGCAAGGGAGTATATTTTGTAGTTGTTCTAATTGAGTTCTTCAGTATAAGCATTCCTGCTGCTTTCTCAACATCGGATAAGGAATCACTAGATAGAGTATGGTCAGGTTATGTCCGTATAATTGGTGTAAATTCTAAATAGGACTTTGTGAAATCTGAAAGGAACTTCATTATGCCAAAGGTTGAATTAAATTTAGAAGATG